GGATTCAGGTAGCAAAATAATATTTAAAGGTATCAAAACAAGTTCAGGAGATCAAACCGCAAACCTTAAATCTTTGCAAGGTGTTACAACTTGGATAATAGATGAAGCTGAAGAACTTACAGATGAAACGACCTTTGATAAAATAAACTTTTCGATTAGGAAAAAAGGAAAACAAAACAGGGTAATTCTTATTCTTAATCCAAGTACAAAAGAGCATTGGATTTATCAAAGGTTCTTTGAACAGCAAGGAGTTGCGGAAGGCTACAATGGTATAAAAAAAAACGTCACCTACATTAACACAACCTATTTAGATAATTTAGAAAACTTAGATGAGTCTTTTCTTTATGACATTGAACAAGTAAAAAAAAACAATCCTGATAAATATAAGCATGTTATTCTAGGAAGTTGGTTAAATAAAGCGGATGGTGTTGTGTTTACCAATTGGAGATTTGGGGAGTTCAATCCTGATAATTTGCAAACGTCTTTTGGATTAGACTTTGGGTTTTCAATCGATCCAGATGCACTTGCAGAAGTTGCTATTGACAAAGCAAAAAAGATTATTTATGTAAAAGAACATATTTACCAACGTGGCATAAAAACCCATATATTAGCAGAAATGTTAAAAGATAGGACTCAGGGCAAATTGATTATTGCAGATAGTGCTGAACCTAGATTGATTGAAGATTTAAAGTTCAGCGGTGTAAATATAAAGAAAGTTAAAAAAGGAACGATTGAAAGTGGTATAATACGAATGCAGGACTTCGAGATAATAGTTGAGCAAAATAGTAGTAATATTGCAAAGGAATTTAACAACTATGTTTATTCAGATAAAAAGACTCATTTGTACGTTGATAACTATAACCATATTTGTGATGCGATCCGTTATAATGTTATAAGTCAATTAGATAACCCTAATAGTGGAAAATATTTTATAAATACAATATGAAAATAAAAGTACCTAAAACCATCAATGATTTAAGGATTAAACACATTGATATATTGAACGATGAAAAGTATAGAGGTGAAGATATTGACTTAGATACTATCGTTAACTTTGTTGCTGGCATAACAGGTGAACGCTTAGATAAAATTAAGCAAGTAGACAAAGAGGATCTTTACAAAGTTTTTTATTATTGCATTGATTTATTTGATGGCTTTAAAATAACAGACCCAAAGAAAATAATAACAATAGAGGGCTTGGATTATAAGCTAGTTGATCCTATGAAAGTTGGTATCGGTTGGCATATTGATATAAGTAAAAGTGACTTTGAAAAGAATCCTGCATTGCTAGCCGCTTCATGTTATTTGCCAGTTCAATGCAAGCACTACGGTGAAACAGATGAGTATTCAAATATTAAATATCCAAGGTTTGAACGTGCTGAGATATTTAACAATCACATGGATTTACCAACTTACTTGAATGTACTTACTTTTTTTTTTCTCGAATCAATGAAACAAATGAAAAGGCATACGGCGTTTCAAAAGAGGGAGCTAAGGAAAATCAAAGTGTTTGGCTTTGGGAGCAATTGATAGATATGATTTCAAAAGAATATAGAATGAGTTGGGATGATGTGACTAAATTAAATATATTCACATTCAATCATTACGTAAATTTTCTTAACTTTAAAGCCAAAGAACAAATACGAAACATAAAACGTGGGTAGTTTAGATTTAGATAGTTTCAGAAATGCGGATGATGTCCTTAAAAACAAGGACGGTTCTGCTCTTGAATTATTGCTTAGTGACTTAGTCGATAATTTAATTATTGACATGAGAAAAGAAATGGCTAGGCTTAACATAAATGCAAGTTACCAATTGGCTCAATCGTTGCAAGTAAAAGAAGAACCGACAAATGTAGATGGCTTGTTAACTATTGAGACCGAAGCCAATCACTATTGGAAATATATTAACTACGGTGTAAATGGTATATTATTTGATAGGGGAGCGCCAACTCATGGCAAAGGATTGAATACGGGTGTAAGCTTTAAACAAGCGATTGATATGTGGATCACTGAAAAGGGCGTTGAAGTTCCTGAAGATTTGGAAAGGGATCAATATATATTTTTAATAATAAATAAGATTAGAAACTATGGACAAGCTCCCAGACCTTTCTATGACAATGTAGTAACGGATAAACGAATAAAACAGATGAGTAAAGAAATAAGTTTTGTCATTGGCAAATCAATAAAAACAGCTATTAAAAAACCAAACTAAAATGGCTTTAACAATAACACAAACACCGCAGGCTTACACGCCTTCAGACAATCAAGTCCTTTATGCGTGGGTTTGGAATAACATAGTAAATCAAAGTAAATTAACTTTTTTAGTTGAAATATTTGTAAACAATATAAGTATTGCTAATGTAGAAGTGTTTAACGATTTCAATGCTTCAACTAATTCTTATGGTCACATTGATATTAGCGACTATGTTAAATCATACGTTAATAAAAGTAAAATTAATCAAAGTAGTTTTGTTGGATTAAGTGGGAATACTGCAAATGTTTACATTACGGTCAAAGCAAAGTATTACGTTTCAACTACATTATTACTTTCAGCAGTCACAACGGGAGCAACAAAGGTAATATTTAAATCATGTTTAAGTGCGTACGATTTTAATTCCTATGATTCTATTAAGTATTCGGCTATATCACAAGCTAGCAAGGGTTTGTTTATGACTGATAACACTAATATAAATTTTAATTATGCAAGTGAAGTATATTTAAATTTTATTAATCCTTCAGGCACAACAAAGGTTATTGATGTACAGATGTTTAATTCAGCAGGTGCTTTAATAGATACAAGGTCAAGTGGTTTTATTCCTATTGGTATGTTAACGATGAAAGTAAGCGCTACAAGTTTAATTGCTTTGGGCTTTTCTGCTCAAAATGTGGCGGTCAATATGCGGAGCTTAAAGGTGTACGTTCGTAATAATTCAAGTGATGATATTTGTACTGAATTAAAAACTTTGACTTTGCAATTAACTGAATGCGATGAAACGCAAACATCCGTTCAATGGCTTAATAGGTTTGGGGCCTATGATTGTTTTATATTCACACATAACAATATCCATTCATCAACTATTCAGGATAAAACATTTCAGTCTTATTTAGGGGCATGGAATTCGGATACTAATACTTATAATTATTCCACTCAAAATACGGGGGTTCAATCGTACCAAAAAAATATTATTAAAAAGATACAGATAGTTAGTGGATGGCTTAAAGCCTATGAACAAAATTACTTGGTGCAAATTTATGAAAGCCCACTTGTCTACATGATGGAAGGGTTATACATTTATAAAAACATTATAATCAACAATAGCACATACCAACTTAAACAAGACTTGTACAACGATGAGTTGTTTAATGAAATCTTAGATGTAACTTTACCTCACCAAACTAAAAGTGTGACGCTATGAGTTCAAAGCTAGTTGTAAATAATTACTTAATTGATTTGTCTAATGATGTGGCAGTTCCGATAACTTTCTCGGTTGCGGATGTAAAGAATCCCCAAAGTAGAACGAGATCATTTAGTAAGTCGATTGACATTCCTGGCACGTCAAACAATTTAAAGTTTTTTGCTTCAGCATTTGGCTTGGCTACTGATGGAACGGGCAACGAGTTTACTATTTTTAACCCATCTTTAAAAGCACCTTTTAATTATTACAAAGATGATTTGTTAATATTCTCAGGTAAATTTGAGTTAACGAATGTAAAAAAGATTAACGGGGATTATTCATTTAGTTGCATTCTATATTCCAATATCGTTGATTATTTTGCTGAATTAAAAAATAAGAAATTAAGCGAGTTAGGATGGAGCGAGTATAACCATAATTTGAATGCTTTTAATATTTCTCAAAGTTGGGATAATAATGTAAAGATAAATAACACTTCGGTTAAAAACTTTGTCGGAAAAGGTGGTAAAAACCCAATAGCAAAAGGATACGTTTATCCACTTATTAACTATGGATATCCGACGCCATTAAACACAAATGTTTACAAGGTTACCGATTTAATTCCTTATGTGTATGTAAGGGAATGTTTGACAAAGATATTTAAATTTATAGGGTTAACTATTAATAATTCAGATTCAGATTTTATAAATAGTTTGGATTTCAAAAGATTAATTTATGGTTCTTCAGGGGGTGAAAAATTAAGGATTAGTGAAGCTGAAAAGACGGCTAGAACTTTGCAATTAACAAATATATTTGAACCTTTGAAAACAGTAAGTTCTAGTTTTCTTAATTTCTTTTCTTTTCAAAATGCTTTGTTAATAGGTTCTTATATAAAAACAAATACAAAAACAACAATTTCAGGGCAGTATATAAACATAGGGGCAACTGGTAAATATAATTTAAGTTATACAACAAAAATAAAAATAAATACACCTACAACTCTTGATGTAAATGATAAAGGCTCTATAATTGAAATTTATAAAAACGGTTTTTTAATAAATTCAGCTGGCTTTGCAATTACAAAAACAAATACCGAAGTAACTATTTCTTTTAATACTGATATTGATTGTAATATTTCAGATAAAATAAGGTTGAGTTTTTATTTTAAACTAGATATCCCTAGTTTAAATACTTTGGAATATGAAATTTACGAAGGAACTTTAACAGTAGCCGCTATTGATGGAGTGATAACAGATGAATCTATTATTGAAGTAGGTACTTTGTTACCAGATATAAACTGCTCTGAATTTCTAAGCGGAATTATATCGATGTTCAATCTGTATATTACAGATAGTATAGACAACAAAGTAAGCATTTATACCATCAATGAATATTATGGTAAGGATTATAAAAATTATTTAGATTGGACTAACAAAGTTGATCATAGCAAAGAAATAATTATCAATTCTGCTTCATTGATTGAGGGTAAAAACTATCTTTTTAAGTGGAGTGCTGAAAAGGATTACTATAACGATTTGTATTTAAAAGCTAGTAAAAATACTTTTGGAAACTATTCCTATGAAGTTGAGGATACTTTTAAAAGTGGGGATAAAGTTTGGCAGTTACCATTTGCGCAATACGTACCCGTAAAAATGGGTGATTTAGCAATACCTCAAATATATACTATTGATAACGGGGTGGCAAAGACTTACAAAGGTAAGGGCT